AACTGGTGAAGAATTGTTCAAGATGGTTGAGAATAATCAGATTACTTTTGAACATGTTGAGCAAGCAGTGCAGAGTTTGACAAATGAACAAGGGCGTTTCCATAATATGCTTTTGAAGGTGTCCACAACTTTGGAAGGACGTTTTAGTACTGCATTGGATAATTTGCGTCTTGATTTAGCATCATTGTTTGATCCATTTGTTGATGGTATTAAGGATGTACTTGTAAAATTTATAGATTGGTCACAAGGATTTAGGGCATTATCTGAAGGAGCTAGAAAAGAAATAGCTACATTGATGATAGTGTTGGCATCAATAGGCCCTGCATTGATAGCATTGGCAGGAGCAGTAAAAATAGTTACATGGGCATTTACTGCATTTAATTTTGTTATAGATCCATTGGGGGCTACATTAAGGACTATTATAGCTCTTATTGCGGTAGTTACTGGTTCTATTGTATTTAATAAATTAGAAGAAAGTTTAAATGATGCAGGTGAAAGTGCTAAGAAATTAGCAGAGTATACTGAAATTTTAAATGATATGCAAGAGTATAGTAAAGATAATGTTATTCCTGGATTAAGTGAAGAATTATTTAATGTTGCAAAAAAATACGATTTGGAAACTGAGGCAATTATGCGGCTTGTACAGGCTGAAGAATTAAGAGAGAAATTAAGTAAAGGATTTGAAGTAGATACCAAAGCTGTAAAAGAAGCAAAAAGACGCTATTCAGAAATAACTAATATGGCTAGTGATGCTTATATGAGTTTGATGAAACAAAGTATGCCTGAACAATTTGGAATGCTTATGGATTTACAACTATATGACACACAAGAAGATTATTTGAAAAAGCAAGAAAGTGCAAGGAAACAAATTGTTGAAAACTTAAATAGACAAATAGCTGAAATAAAAGCAGATATGCCTTTTGCAGAAAAAATAATAGATGAATTTTTTCCTGATAATATTTTAGATTTAACTGTAGATGAATTGTATGATTTAGATTTTTCTAAACTTAAAAAAGATATTGATACATTAGTAAAAGAACAATTTCCTTTTACTAGCAAAGAAGAATTTATGTCTGATGCAGCTGCTCAATGGAGAGAAAATTTAGTACAGCAAATAGCTGATTTAGTAAGTCCTGAAGGGTTGTTGGAGCAAGAAGGAATAACTCCTGAAAGTTTTCGTAGTAATTTTTATAAACTTTTATTGAATACGACTAGTGGTATAGATGATGCTTTTTCTGATTTGGATGATGGACTTTCTAGTACGAGTATCACTATAAATAAATTTAAAAATCAACAAGCAGCAATAAGAAGGGCATTAAATGATTATGTTAATATGTTGTATGAATCTACATCATCAAATCTATCATATGCTGCTTATGTAGATATTGGGAAGCAGGCAACGGAAGCTACAGAAGATGCAGATAAGGCAATTAGTGCATTGGATGAAAATATAAAAATGTTGCTTCGTACTCGTATTTCTGAAATAAAAAGTGAAGCTGAAGGTGAAAATTTACTTCGTGCAATGTTGGGATTAACTGATGAAAAAGATACTATAAAAGTATTGGAAAATGAAATAGATGGTTTAATTTCATTACTTCAAGAAACTGCTCAATTATCATATACAGAATTATTAGAAATGGATAGGAGTGACTTGCCTGATTTGGTACAAGATATTGTTGCTGAAATAGATAGTTTAAAAATTAAATTAGAACAAGCTACCAGACATAAGGAAAAGCTCAATCTATTTAAAGTATTTTTTGAAGAAGACATTAGTAGTGTAGAAATAACTAAGATTGAAAATCAATTGAATGAAGCTTATAATAAATTGGCATCTGCATTGGAAGGTAAGACTGTAGAAGAAATATTCACAGCTATGAGCACAGGAACATTGGAAGCCATGCTTGCAAGCACTGATGAAACTACTCAGAGAGTTTATGAACAGGCTGTAGGATTGTATGATAGATTGCAGGAATTGACTAACAAAGCAGCCAATCAAAGGAGTCTTTTAGAGGCATTCATAGGGGGTCCTCAGACATTTGAAGAGTTCAAACGCAATTTGAAAATAGATCAATATTATGCTTTGTTAGGTGATGAAATAAATAAAGAATTAGCTAACATGGAATCTTGGCAAGATAAATTTGGAAATCTTGCTAAGGGAACAGTGCTTAAAGTTCCCATTCCTGGAACCAATGAATATAGGTATGTACGGGATTTTTATACTAATGCCGAGGAGCTTTTGGATGCACTTTTCTCTAAAGAGTATTCAAATGAAGCTATTGAAGGATTAATAAATGACATACAGGAATTGAGTGCTACTATTGAAACAATAAAAGATACCTCTATATTAGAAGCATTCATGACTGATGAGGATGCATTCCGATTGCAGGAACGAATGAAAACTGCCATGACAACCGCTACAGAAGAATTATCTGCACTAGTAGAAAAGAGTCAGTTTGCAAATATCACTGATTTGCTAATGGGAAGAGCGGAGTTATCAGCTACCAATAAGCAAAAATTAGCCGACATATTGGATGGGGTTTCTGAATTTTTTACAGAAGAGGCTGAAAAGGAAGATTACACAGGTTGGATGAAAGCATTTGTAGCTGGCCCCGAAGACTTCGCTGAATTTGCACAGGAGATGCAGGTTGAGGAGTGGTATAAATCCTTATATGAAAAATTAGAAAGTGAAGCTATTATAAGAAAGATGTCCATATCCGATTTGTTGACATTGGGGGAGTTCAATGATGCAGATATCAAACAATTAATAGCTGATATACAAGGTACTTTTGAGGTTGAGACTGAAAAGAAAGATAACACAAGTTTGATTCAGGCATTTATAGGTGGGGAAGCTGATTTCAAAGAATACATACGGAAGATGAATTTAGACGAAGCCATACGAAATTTTGACACTGAATTGCAGAAACATATTACTGACGATAGAAGTGCTACAGACATACTAAGCATATTATTAGGTGGTGAGATTCCTGATGATTTGCAACCTCTCATGCCCCTACTTGATATTATAAATAAGTTCAAGGATGAAGTTAAAGAAATGAGTGCCATTGACACATTTTTAGATGGAATGACTAAAACATTAGAAAATTCAGTTATTCCTGCATTTGAGAAACTAGGTGAGAGCATAGCATTGGGTGCTACAGGTATGGAAGCAATGGGAAGTGCTATTGGTAGCATTGGGCAAGCTATTATGAATGCCCTGCCTGAGTTGTTGTTCAAGGCTGGTGTGGATGTAATGGCAGATAATTGGATGATAGGTACAGGAATGATACTTGCATCTGGTTTAATTGCTGGATTGAATGGATATTTAGGTGCTAGTGAAGCTGAAACTAAAATCACTGAAAGCCCTGCAAACAGCATAAGCTATTCTGCTAAAGGTGATGTATTTGGGAACGGATACATCGCTAGAGGCCCCATAGGACGTTCAACCAACTATGGAGTGAGTGTTATAGGGGAAGCAGGAGATGAGGCTGTCATGCCCCTCACAAGAGGCTCTGGTGGAAAGCTAGGAGTCGCTGGCATGGGTGGCGATGTATATGTTACAGTGAACAACAACACCAGTTCCCAAGTCGAAACCAAGGAAACCACTAATAGTGATGGCTCTAAGAGCATAGAGTTCTTAGTCTATGACACAGTGAAGAAAGGACTATCTAATGGGGAATTTGATAGACCGATGGCTAACTCATATGGAATAGCAAGGAGAGGTAGATACTAATATTTCTTATAACTTCAAAAGTTATAAGATTATCAGCAGACTAATAGGGGGAAAAGTTGTTAGTAAACGATATTCAGGAAAATAGGTACCAAGTCATGCCGTCTCAGTGGCTTGCTCTACGGATGCAAATTAAACAGTCTTGTGTGATAGAGGCAGTGTTTGTATTGTTAAACCCTGAAATATCCCTGCGAGAGGAAGTTGGATTCTTTAGATGCCCCAAATCTAAAGATACACATTATCCTAATACACAAGGAGATTTAAAATCATGTATGTGTATGTAATTAATAAGAATGGAAAGCAATTGATGCCTTGTACATCAGCTAAAGCTAAGCATTTACTTAAAGCTGGAAAAGCTAAGTGTATTAGAAATACACCATTCACAATTAAACTTTTGTGGGATTGTGAAGAGAATGTTCAAGAAGTAATTGCTGGTATGGACACTGGAAGTAAAACTATAGGTTGTGCTGTTATTACAAATGGTAAAGTAGTATATCAATCAGAGGTTCAGATTAGACAAGATGTGTCTAGAAAAATGCAACAAAGAAAAATGTATCGTAGAACTAGAAGGAGTAGGAAAACGAGGTATAGAAAAGCACGCTGGCAAAATAGGACTTCTTTAAGAAAAGAAGATAGATTGGCTCCTAGTATTAAATCTAAAGTTGATTCTCATTTGAGGGAGAAGAGATTTGTGGAAGCAATACTTCCTGTAAGTATTTGGAAAGTAGAAACAGCAAGTTTTGATATTCATAAAATATCTAATCCTGCTGTAAAAGATTATCAGAAAGGAAATCAAAAAGGTTTCTATAATGTAAAGGCTTATGTTTTGTACAGAGATGAATATCAATGTCAAAAATGTAAAACTGAGAAAGGAAAATTGCATGTGCATCATATTGTATTTAAGAGTGATGGGGGAACTAACACGCCAAGCAATTTAGTTACACTTTGTGAATCTTGCCACAATAAACTTCATAAAGGGGAATTTGAAATTAAAGGAGTAAAAAGTAAAACTAAACATGCTACGGAAACAGGAATTGTAAAGTCCCAATTGAAAAAGAAATTTGGTGAATTTACAGAAACATTTGGGTATGAGACAAAATTTAAGAGAGAGCAGATTTTACAATTGCCTAAAACCCATTATAATGATGCAGTAGCGATATGTTGTGATGATGGGGAAATTGTTGGTTTTTCTGATACTGTTTATTATAAGAAGCATGTTTCTAAAGGGGATTATAAACAAACCAAAGGGAAGCGAAGTCAAATTAAAATTCCCACAGGAAAATTGTTTGGTTTAAGAAAATTTGATTATATTCAAACGGAAAAAGGAATTGGGTTTGTTAAAGGAAAGCGTTCAGATGGACGTTTTGCAATATGTGATATATTTTGGAATACAATTAATGGACAGGTTCAGATAAAGAAAAACCACATTAGATTACGTGCGAGAACAACAACTTTAATTGAAAGGAGGATGGCACAGTATTATAGTAAGAAAAATTCTATACTTTTTTGTGCCTAAATTTTATGGCAACAATTACATGGCCTGCTACATTGCCACAATATGTAGATCAAAATGGATATCAGGAAGCTCGTGTATCAGGAAAACTAGAGACAGAAATGGACAGTGGGCCTAAGAGTATGCGTAGATTGTACACAGCTACT